TGTGGCAGCGTCTTGATGAAGGTGCTGTTGCTGTAGTCTTCGTGGTTCCACAGCGGGAACGGACCTTTCTCCTGAGCCAGCTTGCAGCTCGTGTGGTAGCAGTTGTCACGCAGTGTCTCGAGCACCATCTCAGACCACTCCATGAACTGCTCACTGGCATAGGGAAGCCCCAGCATCTCGCCGGCATTGGCCAGACCAGTGACGCCAAGGCCCATACGGCGCTTCTGCTGCGCTTCGACACGCTGTGCCTCGAGCGGGTAAATGGTCCGGTCGATCACGTTGTCCATAGCTCGAACGATTACTGCGATGTCGGCTTTGAATTGCTCAAGGTCGAACAATTCGTTTTCGACATACTTGACCAGGTTGAAGCTGCCTAGGAGACAGGCGCCGTTTGGTGGCAAAGGTTGTTCCCCGCATGGGTTCGTACTTACGATCTTCTCTACGTACCACAGGTTGTTCTTGTTGTTGATTGTGTCGATAAACAGGACACCAGGCTCAGCCCAGTCCCAAGTCGAGCGCATGATCATGTCCCACAACGCTTGCGGATCTACTTCCTTGTAGACCTTACCCTCGAACTCCAGCGGGAATGGCTCACCACTTTCCAGGTGCTGCATGAACTTGTCAGTGATGCCGACGCTGATGTTAAAGCCAGTTAGCTTATCGCTGTTGTGCTTTGCGCTGATGAAATGCTCGATGTCGGGATGGTCGATCCGTAGCACACCCATCTGTGCGCCCCTACGGTGGCCGCTGGACGCGATGGTCTGGCACACAGCATCAAAGATGCCCATGAAGCTCACAGGGCCGCTGGCACGGCTGTCCAGGCTTTTTATGAGATCACCTCGAGGGCGTAGGTTGCTGAAGTCATAGCCGATACCACCACCACGCCGCATCGTCTCTGCAGCCTCTGTGGCTACAGACATGATCGATGTCATGTCGTCGGTGATGGTGGAGCTGACGAAGCAGTTGTAAGCAGTTGTCTGCCTGGCAGCTCCGATGGCGTTTTGGACACGTCCTGCCGGCAGGAAACGCATGTTCCGCAGCGCATCCTTAAAGTCCTCGAAATGCTCGGCACTGTCCTTCAAACCGTCTGCAATGCGTACCACCTTACTGTAAAAGTCCTCGCCCTGCTGGCGGTACTTCTGCTGGTCTATCTCCTCGCTGAGTGAAAGAGACGGGCCGTAATGTCGATTGCTTATCATGTTCACAATGGTGATCCTTCTTCTTCGTTCTTAATGATGAAATCCAGGTACTGCCTGGCCTTATGGAGATCAGCTACACCGCCCTTTTGACGCCACCGGCTGACATACTTGACGACGTTGCCCTCAGCGAAATCGAGGTCGTTGGCCATGATGTATGTGATTGGTTCGATTTGGTGGCTGTTGTAATGAGCTGGGTCTGTGACCTGTTGGATCTCCGTGGTACTCACCCTGCCTTCGTAGAACTCCTTGATGAGTTTCTCTTCGTCAGCCTCCAGGGCTTTCATGTGTGCCTCATGCCTCTTCATGGCTGTCTCCCTGGTAGAGTATTGGTTGGCTCTTATCGCTGTCCCAGTCGCACCACCTCAGGATCCGGGCTAGCCGGGCTTGCAGGAGTGCGTCTTTCTTGGTCATGCCGGCCTTCAGATAGGCTTGCTCGACCTTCGACCAGATGGGCTTGTTGCCCAGGAGCTTTTCGGCTGTCCGTGGTCCATAACCTTTGAGACCTGGGTAGCCGTCTGCTGGGTCACCAACCAGGCACTGCGTATAAAAAGCCCTGTTGGCATCCTCCAAAGACACCTCCAGCAGCTCTTTCGTGACGGGACGGTAAAGTCGACCAGGTATCGTTTTCATGTCCTTGTCGTCGGACACAATGATCCCTTTGCCGGCATTCTCTGGTTTGGTTGCCAGGATACCCATGCAGTCGTCAGCCTCGAGCCCTGGCTTTGAGAAGCAGCGGTAGTGATGCTGGACCCAGTCGAGCATGGCCACATAGCCCAGGGGCTTCCTGGTCTTCTTTCGTGCCCACTTGTAAGTCGGGTCCAGCTCCTTTCGGAAGTTGGTCTTTGAGGAGATACAGAGAATGACGTCGTCGTCGTCCATCCTTGCCTTGAACTCAGCTATCTGTGCGCTGAATAGGTCCTTAGCTATTTTGAGGTCTGTAGTTAGTGACCAGACATCATCGCCCCAGTCTGTCTCCTCCTCAGTCGCTGCAGTACAGCGGTAGAGGTACAGGTCGGCGTCAACTATAAGCATCTTCGAGATCCACCATGAAATCGGCGCCATCCTCGGTTAGCAGCCAGCGGTTGCCGTAATGCTGTTCGGTCAGGCGTGTTGTGATTAGGTCTTCGATCGCAGCAATAGCGACCGCGTTTGCTGCCTTCCTGGCGTAGGTGCCTTTGGTGGAAATGCCTTTGTCCCAGGCCTCTCGGCAGACGTCGTAAAGCATCATCAAGCCGAGCTCTGGAGCACCATCGCTGTCTGGATCAATGGGTATCTCCCCAAGTTGCCCCGTGGGCATACTCCGCTTCGATGGGGCACCTGAAGCTGTACGCTTCTCCCGCTTTTTGCGCTGCTCTTCGAGCGATATCACCAACGACATCCTCTTCTCCTTTTCTTGTCTGTATTTGCACTTCGTCGTGCACCCAGGCGATGACCTGGGCGTCGAGGTTCTCTTGTTTGAGTAGGTGGTCGATTTCGATGAGCCATTGCTTGCAAAGCACGGCGCCGGCTGACTGGATCAGTGTGGACATCACAGAGTGCTGGCTGCGGACCTTCAGCCGGCGCTTGTCCAGGCCGTAGATCCAGCCCTTTTCAGATGCTACTTCGAGTTGCGTTTTGAGCTCACGGAACGCTGGGACGGATCTGAAGAAGTTGTCGCGAAGCTTCCGGCCAGCCGTAGGGGTAGATCCCACCACTTCTCCGAGCTTGCGGTCTCCTCCGCCGAAGATAAGCGTGTAGATAAAGGTCTTTGCCTGGTCTCGTGTATCAAGCCCCGCCGCCGATTGGTTAGCAGTGTGGATGTCGCCAGACAGGATCTCTTTCGCATAGGCACCACCATCATTCAGGTAATGAGCCAGGCAGCGCAGCTCTAGCCCAGACAGGTCAGATCCAACTAGGCTGTAACCTGGTTGGACGGTGAATAGCTCACGGCACTGCTTGCCATATGGCAGCCGGGTACTGGGCACCTGGGCTAAGTTGGGACCAACATGGCTGGCGCGGCCCGAGATACAGCCGCCGCTGATGATGCGGTGACGGAGCTTGCCATCCTTGTCGACCTTCTTGAGCCAAGCCTGTTTGCCTTCAGCAAGCTGGCCGATACGCTTCTGGATCAAGAAGATCTCAGACAGTCGCTTCGCCTCTGGATATGGAAGGTTAGCCAGTACCACGTCATCAATCTGCGCGTGGCCGTCAGCGGTGAGCTGCTTGGGCTCCCAGCCATACTTCCGACGCAGGCAGAATTCGATCTGCCGGCGGCTGTTATAGTTGAAGTACACCGTCTTGCGTTTCTCGAAGGGGACACCCTTCTGATAACCGAGCTTGCTGTTGTTCACTTTCGGAATGAACGTCTCAGTTACTTCCCATGGCTCGAACAGACCTTGCAGCTCTTCATCGAGCTCTTGCCGGCGCCGTGCCAGCTCACCATAAAGGTTGGCAGCCTTGCCCTCATCGAAAGTCCAACCGGCGTTGCCGATGTCTTCAGTGATGAAAGCAACCTGGTGCTCCAGCTCGATTGCCCTGGTGCTGAACTTGTCGACATCGAAGATCCGGTACAGGTGTGCAGTCAGACGAACATCCTGCTCCATGTACTGGTGCATTTCTTCATTCCAGGTTTCCCAACCGCCTGTGTAGTCACCCTTGTGGTTACGCAGTCGGTGACCCCACGCAGCTAGACTGTGGCTGCCATAAAGACGCTTAGGCATGTCCCTTAGAGCATCCCAGTCTTCACGTTTTAGGTCGGAGTAGATCAAGCGCGAGAGGATCAGCGTGTCGGTGATCTTCGCTTCAGTGTTCCAGCCAGGCTTGACAATCTGGATGGCTGGAATGTCGTAGTTGATGATGTTGTGGCCGATGATCTCATCAGCTTTGGAGAGACGCAGCAGTGCGCTGTCAACCTCGTCCGGCTTATAGCCTCGATAGTCACCAGTATCGAGATTGAGGATCCCGATGCAGTGGATGCGGTTGATGGTATCGAGTAAGCCGTTGCTCTCCAGGTCGAAGAACAATCGCTCTGTCATCTATCGTCACCTGACCCGCCGATGACACCGCGCTCCTCGCGGCTGTCGAGCTTATCAATGTTTGCCGAGGCGGCATCGCTAAGGTTGTAGTCGAGCTCATAGGCCAGCATCGCTGTGTACCAAAGCACGTCACCGAGCTCGAGCAGGATAGCCTTGCGTTGCTCTGTGGTGAGATGGAGCTGCCAGGGTCCCTTTGCGGCATCAGTGTCACGCAGGATCTTCTTCAGCTTGTCTGCGACCTCGCCGGCCTCACTACATAAGCCAAGAGACAGGTATTCGTATTCCCGGCCGTCAGGATACTTAGCGAAGCTCGTGCAAGCCCACTGGTAGTCGTCGAAATGTTTCATGTCCATTTTGCTTTCCTTTTCGCTCTTAGGCCGTCGAACACCCTCTTCGCTTCTTTGCGGACGTGGTCGTAGATGAAAGGGTCATTCACCAGGAGGCCCTGGATTTGCAGCTCGTAGTTTCGGCATCGACCTGCATCGTTGCAGTTGTGCAGCTCTTTCAGCAGGCCGAGCACTCGTTCTGATGGGTGCATGTGTCTCTCCTTAGAAAAGGGCCTCAGAGGCCCGTAGACGGCCGCTGGCTCGGTCAAAGGACACTGAGCCGGCAAAGCCTGTTTCGCCCGTCCAGCGGTTCTTCAGGACGTGCAGATGGCGGGTGTCACCGTCAGGGTTGTCGGGGTCGATCTGCAGTGAGATGCAGATGTCGCTGAGCTGCGCGATACTGTGAGATCCACGTAGCTGGCCCAGGCGCACCTTGGCGCCATCCTCGTGGCCTTTGTCGCCCTCAGGGCGGCGCAGGTGCGACACAATGATGAGACCGATGTCCAGCTCCTGGACTAGGGTTCGCAGCCTGGTCATGGCCATGTCGATCAGCTTGCGCTCATCGTTGGTGGCAAGTCCTGACACAAGGATCGAAATGTGATCGATGATGCAGAACCTGACACCCAGGGCGCGGACCATGTACTGGATCCGGTTACAGATGACATCAAGGTCGGATGAGCCAAAGTGATCGAACAGGTACATAGGACGGTCGGGAGGAAACAACTCGTCGAATGCCTGCTCGATCACCTCGTCGGTTATTTCGGATCTGTCGACTGTCACGTTCTGTGACAGATGGATCCCAACCAACCCAAGCAGTGAACGCTTGGTGCTCTCCTCGAGCATCATCATGCCGAGGGGTTCGCCTATCTCGTGATGGAGGTGGTAACAAAGCTCACGGACAAAGGTGCTCTTACCGGTCCCAGATCCGGCCGTTACAGTGACCAGCTCCCCTCGCCTCAGGCCTTTGGTAATCTCCTGCAGGCGGTCATAGGGATACGTGATGGCCGAGGCAGCATCGACCACACTGACGGTATCTCTGAGATCGGAAGCCGCGACAATGCCATCAGGCCTGTATTCACGAGCCTGGTGTATGGCAGTCACGACGGCTGCCGATTGGCCCTGCATCAGACACTCGTTGGCGTCTTTGAGCGGCAGGTAGGCAAGCCTGGCTTTACCAGCCGGTAGCACCTCTGCGACCTTGATCGCAGCCGACTGACCAGGCTCATCCATATCGAACATGATGACGATTTCCTCGAAACCTTCGAGGTAGTCCCAGTTCTCCTTGATAGAACGCACCGCTGAGCTCGAGCCGTTAGGGAGACCAACTGTCGCCCAGCGGTGGTTCTGTAACTGCGAGACGGTGATCGTGTCGACCTCGCCTTCGCAGATCACCAGCTTTTTGCCGGTGCTCCAAAGGTGCTGGCCAAAGAAGGGCATCCTTTTGCCATCACCTAAGATCGTAAACTTCTTGTCCTTGTTGCGTACCTTTTGCGCTATCACCTGGCCGCCGTGGTTGCGGTAGTTTGCGACCTGTACGCTTTCATATCCGTTGTGGGCGACCTGGTAGCCAAACTTGCGGCAGCTCTCTTCGGTCAGTCCTCTAGCTTTAATCGCTTGATACGTGCCCTGGAGTAAGTCCGCTTGCTTGGCACTCTTGATGGCTTGTGGCTGCGTAGAGCCTTCGCTATCGGATTGGGGCGCCGGCGTGTAGAGCTGGCATTTGAAGCAGTACGTGTGCCCATCGTCGTACTCCGCTGCGTTATCCGAGCTCCCACATTCGGGGCATGGGACGTGTGAAACAAAGGTGCTCTCCTTAGTTTCTTGCATGATGAATGTCTCCCTTAAGTCATTCAGAGAGCCATGCATCCGGTATCGTCTTGTGTGCGTAGACAAAGCCATGCTTGTCGCACCACATCGCGTAGGTTGTGGGCGATCCTTTGTATAGCTTTGCGTTTTGATTACTGAAGACGAACCGGATGTCGAGCTCTGGTTGTTGCTCACGGATCAGCAGGTGCTTTTGTCGGTCTTGGACCGTGAACCTGCCTTTGGTTTCGACATAAAAAAAGCCACCTGAAGAGGTGACGATCTTGAAGTCCGGTCTGTAGGTCGTTGGCCTGGCTGGCCATGTGAATGCTATCTTCTCTTGCTCGTAGATAACCGGCTTACCGGCGTCACTGAGCTGCTTAGCTGTCCTGTCTTCCAGGCCAGACCTATAGCCGTGTTTGATACCGCGAGACTTAGAAGTCCGCGTTGAACTCCGCATCGCTACTCGAGGCGTTGTTGGTTGGCTCAAAGCTCTCAGGGTTACTGACGACGAAACCATCTTCGACTGCAGCAAAGCCCTCTGTGTCCTCGAGGTTCTCAACTGGCTCGATTACCTGGACCGCTGTGAGGTTCATGGTGACGCCGGCGTTTGATCCGGTGTCATAAGGCGTCATCGATCCTTTCAGTTTCAGGATGCTGCCGCCATACATACGTGGCAGGCCTGCTTCAGGGATGGTGTTGCCCTTGCTGTCGACGAATTTCGGCTTGTATTTCGATTTGGTCTTGAAGATGACCTCACCAGTCTCTGGGTCTTGTTCCCAGGGCATACGAGCCTGAGATGCTTTGGCGCCCAAGGCCTCTTTGGCCAGGAGCAACGCGGCATCCATGATCTCTTTGGCTTCGTCAGTCGAGACACGCAGTCCACATTTGAAGACGCCTTCAGTGTGAAACTTGGTGTCTGGCTGTGTCAGCCAAGGATAGACAGCCCGACCTTTGGTGGTCAGGTAATTCGTTCGAGCGTTTGCCATAGCTTTCTCTCCTTTTTAGCTAGCTCTTCGGTGGTGGGATTGGTCGGCTGCTCTAGCTCAGACAATAAGATGCCGAGGCTATCCGCTTGCGCTAGCAGATCAGCCGGTATCGGCTCACCCTTGTTGAGGTGACGCCGAGCCAACCCCAGCACCCGTTCTCGCAGGTGCATGGGGTCTCCGTTTCTTCTAGAGGGTTATAGGAAGCAGTATTGGCTTCTCAATACTTCATCAAGGTCCAGGTCACCCTTCTCAGGGATCTCTGGGAAAATGGCTGCATCAGGATCGTCGAGGTATTGACGCACCTGGTCAGCCAGCATCGTGTACAGACATGAAGCACTGTACAGCTCAACGAAGCTCTCACGAACCGCGTTGAACATTCTGGGACAGTCTGCCGGCATAACGCCGAAACTGTCATGGATCAGGAAGAAGTCCCTGATGCGGTGGTTATCGACCGCGTTAAGGACTGTCATCTGCAGGTGGCAGGCATCCATCGAGTGAATCACGTTAGGACTGACTGAGCTGCGGTTCTTACGCTTGTCCGGCGTCGTTATAGCACTGTGCTCATCACGCTTCTCAAGCACAGTGACTTGAGTGCGCTTGCGTATGCCTGTGTCACGGTCATGGAGGTAGAGCTTGATCTTCTTACCAACCATTTGGTCGTAACGGTGGACGACTGGGAAATTCAATGGTGTCGTCCATGCCATCAGCTTGCCATCCTTTGAACAGATGTCGGCTAGTGACTTGAAGTATGACATACCCTCCGCAGCCTTGAAGATGACTTCATTGACTGACTGCCAGACTATCTTTGCCATGAAGTTGGCGGCCTGGTAGCCATCGTCTTCACCGAAAGGATGCTTATCAAGCCTGCCTTTCATGACATCGTTAGCTAGTGGTTTCATCAGGTCGTCCTTGAGCTGCTCCGCGAAACCAAAAAGGTTGGAGCCATAGCCAAAGGTCATGGTCTGTCTTTTCACAACCGACCTGGTGACACCATAGTCGAGCCAGAGCCTGGACATGTCTGTGTCATCAGTGTTCAGCTTTTCGATGACCTTGTTTGCGACCACCTGGTAGATGTCCTGTGGTTTGTCAGTGACGGTCAGGTTGACCATCGCACCTTCATCACGAGATCTCGATGCTGCTGAGTAGTGTTGAGCTGCTGAGTTGCTACCGTCCAGGCCTATGGGAAGACCACATGGATATGTGAACCCGTGCTCACATACCTTTGCGTACTCATGGCAAGCTGCCAGGAATTCAAAAGGCTTGTCTGCCAGAGACCAGATGTCATAGCTGCCGGCAAAGTCAGTGCCGCACTGCAGGATCTTGTCTTCATTGTCGATCACCCAGTCCAGGCGGTCCTGCAGAGGGGCCTTGCTGATCTTCTCGAAGTCGCCCAGGTCGGCAACCTTCAGGGCAAGAAACTTAAAGCCCTCTTCACCGATCGGCTTGGCTCTTTTCAGTAGGAACAGGCTTTTGCAATAGCTGTCGCGGTGGTGGTTGAAGCTTGGGACAGGATAGACACGACCGCGAAAGTCCATGTTGTGTGGTAAGAAGAACTCATCGTATTGCTCCAGGAAGAATGCTGTAGACAGGTCGTGGTACATAATCACCCGACCACCATCGATCTCCCGGTTACGCATCAGCTTCTTCCGACGCTCCAGGACCCAGCCCTTTTTCTCTGCTGGTTCCCAGTCGTCATAACCCTCCGGCCTCTCCGGCAGCTCCACATGCTCATGCTGCGGAAACTTCTTTATTGGCATTTCGTTCTGCCAGGCCCAGTGGACTGCGGCCAGGGTGTAAGAGTTGACGGTGTAAGGTGTGCGCTGGATTAGATTGATGCTGTCTAAAAGATCTTTGAGCTCACCACGCTCGATGCGTCGGTTGATGTCTTTGACCTGCTGCTTGGTGGCACCTTTGACCAGCTTGAGCTGGAGAGACAAGGAAGGATCCAGATATGCACCAGTCTCGAAGGTGTCCCAGTCCTTTGGAGGGACAATCATAGGCTGCCACATGGGCTCCATCCAGGACTCTGAATAGTTTGCCTCGGCAATCACGTCAGACGCCTCTTCGGTCAGACCAATACGCCTGACTGTCTTACCCTCGCCGGTATGGTAGTCCCAGATCTCGAAGATGTCTGTAGACGACAGAATGCAGCTCAAGAGAGGTGCCGCGAGTTTAACGCTGTCTGATGGTTTGAACGCTGCCTCTCTGAAGCCCTCAAGGCCGGCTATGGCCTTGGCTGCTTTGACACGATAGCGCATCGACACATGGTCACGCCGGACCTTGTCCTCGATCCTCTTTGCCAGACGCTTGTCAAAACGTCGTAGCCTCGCAGACCACAGCTCCATCTCTAAGGTCTTACCTAGATTGACCAGGCAGCTATTCAAAGTGGCATTACGAGCAACGCTGTCCATCATGACAGACAGCCCTGCTAACGCCATGACCTCGGCGCCCTGGGGCAGGTCAAGTAGCTCCGACCACACCTTCATCCATGCAAAGGGCCTGTGGTTGGCTCCTATCTCTTCACTGTGGATCTTCTTAAGAGCCTCAGCAACGACCACCACCTTATCATCTATAAGAGCCCTTGGTTTGCCTTCGTTGCTCCAGACCTTCTTGTTACCTTGGCGGTCCAGGTAACGACGACGACCGTCTGCAATCATGTTCTTTTCATGCTCCAGCTCACCTAGTGTACCTGGTGCAAACTTAGGTCTGATCTTAAGATCGTGGGTCTGCGGTCCTGCCTTTTTGTGGTGGTCGTTATTAGTCGAACTTAGGTTCTCTCTGGTCCTGGCATCTGTTTCAGCCATAGCACACTCCTTCTCACCCATGCCGCTTCGCTATAGGTGGACATAACTAATCAACAGCCTTTTTGAGGGGCTGTGCGAGATGTCTTAGGAGTGCTGTGAGGGGTCTGAGGTTCGCTGAAAAGTGATTAAGTTATCGAAGCCGATGGTACGCGCTACGGTTGAGCTTGTACGATCTAATTGATATTGCAGAGGCTTCAGTGGTGGTGTTGCATTGGTCCAATCATCGTCACGGTCGATATACTGGTGGCACGGTGGCCCGATTGCCGAGCCACGGTTGCTGCGGTTTGGATTTATGTTTCCCTTTTTCAATGTTTTATCTCCTTTGTTGTGCCTGCCCATGGTCCAATAAAAGCGCAGGTAAAGTTGTGCTCAGTTAAGTTTATTCTCGTTTCGTTCTTACTTTACCATCATAGCTTTTGCAATATCGATCGAGCTGTCATCAGTCAGTTTGATGTACTTCTTGGTTGTCTCACTGCTGCGGTGTCCTAAGAACTTACCGATCAGTGTTGTATTTATATTGAGATCGTTAGCCATCTTCGTGGCAGCCGTGTGGCGACAAACGTGAAATACGAAGTCCTTGTCACCACGGGCGATTACATAACGCGCATCATTCCAAACGTTATAAAACACTCGGTGCGAGTACCACTCGCCGATGCTGAGTGCATCAAAACACCGCAGAGCCACATCGTTCAAAGGGATGTCCCTGGCGTCTCCGTTCTTGGTCTTATGAAGACGCAGTATAGGCATAGGGCCACCTCGGATCAGCTCACTGTGCTCAGTGCCGATCTTCAAGATCTCGCCGTGCCTCATGCCGGTCTGCAAAGACAGCTCGACCATGTCAGCCATCCATGGTGCTCTAGAGCGCCGTAGGAAGGCCACCAGGCGCTGCTGCTCTTGTTCTGTGAAGAACCTAGGCCGGCCCTCAGGCTCCTTCTCGTAGCGAACCTGAGGCGCCCTGGTGATGAACTCCTCGTGGACGGCATGTTTGAACACCGAGCTCACAGCCGCTGCGTACCGGTTGGCACTAGATGTTGATAATCCGTCAGACACAAGATGTTGTAGGAAGGCCCGGATGTCCCGAGCCTTGAAGTTGTCGAGCTGACGGTCGCCATACCCGCTAAAGTTGCAGAACTTTGCGACACGCTGGAGGCTCTCAGCGTAGTGCTTTGTACCTGGTGTCCAGATGTTGTC